ACAATTATAAAGCTATTGCCATCACAACGAGGACATATAGCTCTAACGCGTTCTACCATTTTTCTTTTTTAATTCTTTATCTAATAAAAACTCTATTACTTTTTGTATACTAACAGGAACCTCAAAACGGTTTTCTGCTAATGTTTTCAGTTGGTTGTGTGTAGTCACAGAGACTGACACTGATTTAAAACTGCTTATATCTGGCATGTTTCTTTCTCCTTATTATGTTATTATATGGGATTATATACAACAATTATTATATTTGACAATAGTTTATTTTAAATTATTATACAAAAATCTCTCTCACCTTCATATGTCGGGTGTTTTTTATTCCTTTAGCATCCGACATTAAGATATATCTCCCCAACAACTACCTTTCTCATAGTCAATTTTATTTGGAACGCTAAGTTCTACGGCGTTTTCCATTATCTCAATAATTTTTTCTGCCTCTTCTGGTGAAGTAACAGAGAAATCTAGCTCATCATGTATTTGTATGTGAGGTATAATTCCTTCTTTCCATAAATCAACCATAGCTTTCTTTGTCATATCAGCCGCTGATCCTTGTATTAATTTGTTTAATGCCTTGTATGTAAAGGCTCTTTTAATTCCCGGGCCATGCTCCCTGAGCGCATCAGCGTGAGGTAATGGTTTATGTATTCCATAAGAGCGTGGCTGCCACAGATCAAAGTGACAAACTCTACCACCTATCGTTCTGATTCTACCACTGTCTTCTGCCCGTCTAGAAACTGCTTCGGATATCATCTTAACAAACGGGGCATTAGAGTGATAATTTTTTATCAACTCTTCAGCCTCGTCTATCATTAATCCTAGTTCCGACATTAATTTGTTCTTACCCATACCATACATGATACCAAGGTTAATTGTTTTAGCCTGCTTACGTTCAATACCAGCCATCTCAGCAATCATCTCATGGAAGTCTGCTTCGCCTTTGTTATATGCATCTACGATTGTTCTTGAGCCTTCTAAACCTAATATGTGTGCGTAGTGTACTAGTATTCTAGGCTCTTGTTGACTGTAGTCAAAGCAGCCCCAGTGTGTTTTTTCTTCTGGAATAAATATACCACGTATTAATGGACCTAATGTTTTATGTCTTGCAGGTATCTGCTGTAGGTTTGGATTACTGTAACTAAATCGTCCTGTCACAGTCCCACCATCATCAGATCGAATCTGGTTTATATCACTATGTATTCTACCTTTGTGTTCATGTTTTAATATTGTTTCAATAAAAGTTGTGTTCATTTTATTTAGCTCACGACAATTAACAATCATTCCTGGTAGTTCGTGTGGATGTTCTTTTAAAAAGTTTTTTGTAAATGTAGGATTACCTTCTTTAGTTCTTTCGTAACTAATCTTTAATTCATCAAACGCTTTAGCTACAGAAGCTGCAGACCATATCTCTATATCAAAACCAACTAAACCTATCATGTCTTTTCTAATTGCTTTTTCAGAAGACTCTAAAGACTTTCTAAGTGCAGCTGCCTTGTCCAAGTCAACTCTTACTCCTCTAAATTTCATGTCAACTAGTGCAGGAAACAAATCAGTTTCCATATTAAATATTTGCCACAGATCTTGCTGTGTTAATTCATGTTTCATTGCTTGCCACAGTTTTAAAGTAGACTCAGCGTCCTGTTCTGCATACTCACCAACATACATTGCTGGCATTCTCCACATCTCAGATTTAGGGTTTACACCCCAGGCCTTTGCTGCTTCTTGTAATAGCTTTTCGTTTTTACCTATACCTGTATATTGTTTTGCTAAACCATCTAATGTAAAACCCCAACGATTTTCATCGACTAAACTTGCCGCTATCATTGTGTCATAGATTCTACCATTAATAGTTAGACCTGCGGAGCGTATCCAAGATACATCATACATTGCATTGTGAAATATTTTATCCGAGTCTGTGTTTAATAGTTTTTGAAACCATCTCATAACTACTTTCTTATCAAGACAACCTCTGTTGTCTTCATGCGCTATAGGAAAATATGCTTTCCAACCTTCAACAGCTACAGCTATTCCAACTATCTCTCCATCACCACGTACAGAACCTGATCCCATCTTTAATAGATTAGGATCTCTTGTTTCTAAATCGATTGCAATTTCTTTGTGGCCAGTTAAATCTGGCAAAGATGTTGGTGGCACCCAATCAGTATCTGGTGCAAATAACGGAGGCTGTATTTTTCTCAACTATAATCTCTTTCGATAATCATTTCTATGTAATGTATCGCCTTCTCTAGATCTTGTTTACCGCTTCCTTTATGCGGGTGTCTCATAATATACTTTATAGCATTTCCTTCAGCAAATAACAAATTGTTTTTATTGATGAATTCCGCTGGTTGTATCTTATAATGGTTGTAATGACTGCCCCCAATTTGTTTTTTTAATGACTTCATCCGACAAAACCTCCATTTGAAAAGCTCGCTCTTTCTTTTGTTTGTATTTTTAATTTATCAATTTTGTTTGTTTTTAAATGTGTTCTAAACAAATCTCCAATTGGACCAGGTAAACTTGATACAAGTTCTAATTGTACCGGGTGTTCTATTTCTAAGTATCTGGTAACAAATATAAAACAGTCCTGTATAGTCACTGCGTTTTTTCTATCGTTAACTTCCCAGCTTGCAAGTACAGTATTGTTTTTTGTATAACCTTTATCATTATCAAGCCTGTCTACTGAAACAAGGTTTTTTTGTTTAGATTTAGAAGTTAATGGAGTTCTATAATAAAAATCAACAAAACCATATTTTTCTATATAATCCTGAACAAGATTGTCCCATGATTCTTTTGTCATAAGATGAGTAACTCCTCTTGGGTCACCAGCTTTTAAAAATTTATTATTTCTTCTTTTCATACCTTGATATAATTGCACCATTCTTCCATCAAAGGTGTCCCTTCTTTTTGAAGAAGAAATTCTCTGTGTTTGTGCATATTCAGGTGTAGCTTGATATTTTTTTCTTGTTTCTACGTACTTATGCTGATTTTCTTTAGAATATTTTTTCGCCCTCTCCATAGATCCTGGGGTTGTGTGATAATAAATAGCAGTTTTATGTACACCAAACTTATCTCCAATTTCACGTCCAGACATGCCCTGTTTTCTTAAAATTTTTATTTCTTCTATATCTTTTTCAGATAGTTTATTTGTTTTATTCATAGGATATAAGCCCTTTCGTAGTTTCTTGGTTCTAAAATATGTAGTTCTTGTTTTGCTCTTGTAACAGCAACGTAAAACAATCTATGTAACTCATCTGGATCAACGTCATTGTTGTCTACAGCTGTTTTAGTTATGTCTGGTAAAACTAAAACATTATCTGCCTCACCACCTTTAGCTCCGTGTATTGTTGACATTGTTATACGTGGTGTCTTTGTAATCTTTTCACTATTGGCCAACATATTTCTTATGTAGTTTTCTCTATACGTATCTAAGCCTGCAAAAGCTTTGTACCAAACATCTCTAGTTTGTAATCCATGTTCCGCGACGCACTGTTCACTAGTATATCTAAAATCTGAATGAAAAGTTTTACCTTTTTTATATCCCTTTGCTACGTTGTCACCTAGATACGAATACAAATTCTTTAACTGTAATAAATTTAATTCCTGTTCTGATTCTCTCCACGCTTCCCAATTTTGAATAGCCATAAGTAAATCTACAGGTATGGAGTTTCTACCTTTATGTGAGAAATACCATCCTTGCAGTTCACATAAATCTTTAATGTCATCTAAAAAATAATTTGCAGACGCCAGCACTAGCCACTCGCCTTCGCTCATGTCCACTTGTGTGATGTCTGAATACCTATTCAATTTACCTGTAGTAGATTTAGGTTTGTATTCCTTATCATACCTGTTCTCTACTCTTTGTATTATGCTTTGTGATAGCTCATGTATAGGTCCACCAGGAATACGATAGGATTGATCTAGAACTGTGATATCGTCAACTTCGTCCCTGAGCGCGATGAAATGATCCACATCGGCGCCTGCCCATCTGAATATAGCCTGGTCATCATCACCTGCGATGTAAGTCTTATCAGCTCTGCTCCAGAGGGCTCGTACCATTTTCCATTGGAGTGGAGATAAATCTTGGGCCTCGTCAATGAAAAGGACAGTAAACCCTGGAGCCACATCTTCGACAATAAACCTGTGTAGCATATCTCCATAGTCTATAAGACCTTTTTCTTTTTTATACCTAGTTAATTCTCTATCTAAAAGATACAGCGTATCTCTTTCTATATCAAGGTAATGTGTGTTCTCGTCATACACATCCATTAAATCTCTGTCAGTTGCTCTAGCTTTTTCTATAAGTTGTAGATACTCATTATCAGATGTAAACGTGCCGTCTTCTTCACTGTTGTATACCTTCTTTATTGTAATAGGTATGCCACACTTACTGCCAAAATCTTTATAGTCAGCTGATTGCATGACTCTAGATTTACTAAGACCTAGCGCACCAAACGCTAGTGAATGTAATGTTCTAAAATATGGAAAGTCTTTTTCATCAAGACCAAACTTTTCTACAGCTCTTTGTTTTGCTTCGTTAGCTGCTTTCTTTGTAAAAGAAAAATAACCAATTCTTTTAGTATCAACACCTGCCTTGATAAACTCATCTACTAAATCTAATAGTGTAGTTGTTTTACCTGTACCTGGTGGTCCTAAAATAATTGTTTTCATTTTATTATAACTTCTTTGCCCATAAGGTTATGTTGTTCACAAAATGCGTTACAAGCTTTTAAAAAATATTTTTTAGCAGTATCGGTAGAAACACCAGTAAATTTAAACCACTCTGTACCACCTTTGTTTTCATAATATGCATTCCAAGGAGCTAAAAGTTTGTGTAATTCTTTTTCTAAATTGTAACCGTTAGTTTCATACTTAAAAGCAGCAAAATAATTTAAATGAAAAGGGTTGTCTGTGGTATTAGACTTAGATCTTTCCGCAACAGTGTGTTCAGTTTTTCCTATTTTAAAATAAGGTGTCATGCCGTCTGTTCTATTTTCAATTGCTATATAAACAGTTAATAGTGGTGCGTTTATAATGCCATGCACTAAGTTTTTGTATTCATACATTTTTGACAGAGATATTTTTTTATGCCCTCTAATTTTTTCATCTAAATGTTTTATAAGTTTCAAACTAACATCTAGTGCCTTATCCCTAAGATAAAACTCTTTTTCCGCTTGAAGTTCTCCAATGTATTTACAAACAAGAGGAGATATTTCTGGGTTGCGAAGTCTAGAAGCGGTGACATGACAAGAACCTTCAGCATAACCTGCCTCTATTGCACATTGTGTTGGAGTTTTATCACCTTCACTGTAAACTAATAGTTGTGCAAATTTTCTTTGTTGCTCTGATAATCGTTTAGATAATCCCATTAAAAAGGTGTCTCCGTATATTTCTCTTGAGTTACATCTACGTCATACTTTGTCATAGCTTTTATCTTAACAACCCTAGGAGTTTGGTTCTTTAGTTTCATTCTTATTTCATCTACAAAAGAATCTAATTGTTTAATTAAATTACCTGTCTTAATCTTATCGACTTCCCAGTTGTTTCTTTTTGCAAAGCTAAAAAAGTCATCCATTCTAAAATGTGTAAACCCTTCTTCATCGGTCCACGCTGATTTATTCAGTATGTCTTCTTTCTTTCTCGCTTGTGATCTGTGAATTGTAAAGTCATACAATAAGTTTTCTAACTGCTCGTTATGCTTCAATGACTCTAATGGTTCTATTTCTTCCAAACTATTCATCAATGCTTTTAAATATATTTCTCTCCAGTCTTTTGCCTTAGGTATTGGTGATACAATGTTTGCTTGATCTAGTACTGCTATCGCAAATAAATTAGGATTGTGCAACTGCTCTGTCTTAAGTTCTATTCTTTTACCTGCTACATTTAAAAACCATTGTGGTGGATTAGAGTTTATCTTTGTTAGTGTATCCATCTCTGGCATTTGCTCTTCTTCAAAACCTACACCAAACTTTTTAGTTCTACATTTTGCAGGATTACATACTCCACATATTGGTTGGTCTTTACATCTGTACTTGTCATATCCACGTTTACCAACAGAAGCCATCAATGCTTTTACTTCCTGGAAACCTAATGGAGGATTCATCCATTTAGAATTATCCTCTAAAACTTTATCTTCCCAGTTGTCTGGGTTAGCTTGTTTGTGATATACAGCTACATTAAATAATGCATTATTACGTGAGCCCTCACCAAAACCTTCATCAGCCAATGTGTTTAAACAAGGTGGACCATCTTTAAAAGCTTCGTTAGTTTCTAACTTCTGCTTTACAACTATTGACTGTACTTCCTCTTTGGTTTGTGACCACTCATCATATATAGAATAGAACTCTTCTAAAGTAGCTGCCTCGCCTCCCGCTTTAAAAGTATATCTAAGTCCTTCTATGTCTCCATGATATGGTAAGTTTAAAAAGTTTCCTGTATCTCCACGCTCCACGAGTATTTCTGTCTGTTTAGGAAATATCTCACTACCGCCAAAACCTAACGCATCAGACATGGCTTTTAGTTTTAATTGCATCAACGATGCAGGTATAAATTCTTTTGCAAATAAAAATAAATGTGCGCCACCAGACTTAGATCTAAATGTCACTAAAGGAAAACCTAATCCTTTAATGTTTCTCATGATAGCCATGTGATCTA